TTAAGACATGTTGTTTATCCTGATGCTGGCCTTTACTAAAGCTAAACTGTTGATGCCATCAATTCTGATATCTTTAGCCTGGTGGTTGGAGTTTTGACTTACCAGTTTAATGTATTCATCTCCCTTTTCTGATTTTTGAATGTATTTCACTGTTACCATTTCATCACCATCAAACGAATATGACAAGAGATACATTTCTCCCCAAAAAATATTCTCTACAAAGTTTTGAATTACCTTATAGATTACGATATCACCCGATTTTAATAAAGGATACATGCTATCTCCAACAATACTGATGGCGCCGTCGCATTTCGGCAGATTAGGTATTTTAATGCGATCTAAAATGTTGGCCTTTTCATTAAATACCGAAGTTAAGCCTGCTGCCGCCTGAAAATCGTACAGGGGAATTTCCTGTAATTCTTGTTTAATATCTGTACGCATCAAATATTTTTTGTTAAGTATAGCAACTTGTTCGTTCGTGGGATTTTGAGTTTCTTTCATCATTAAGCCGGTTCCAGTGATTAACCACTCTAGATTTATATCTCTGTATTTCGAGTAAAATTTCTCAACCGTATCCATGGTAAGACCGCTGCTTTTGTCCAAAACGCCATTAGAAATGCCAGTTTCGTTATAAAATTTGTTCTTACTAACTCCTTTTATTTCAAGGTATTGAATGATACGCTCCTTCTGAGTTGAGATATTTTTCATGATTTATTTTTAAAATTGAGATATTTATCTATACATTTGCTTTCGTATTGAAAGCAATAAGAGCAATGAACAAAAGTAATCAAAATCGTAATACATACAATACCGTGGTCATCTCCGAATTATCATCGCGCCACGGATTTACAAAAATTTTTATAAGGCAATGCCTTAAGGGCGACCGCAATAGCTTAACAGCTGACACCATTAGAAAAGAATATAAACAACTTGTAAAGAAAGTAGAAACCGCGTTAAACCACTAATTTATGCATAACTCTCCGTACGAATTATTTAACAATCAATATGGTGTACGCTTGAGCTACATTGTAAGCGATGTAGATAAGCGTCATGCCGAGAGTGTTGCTTTATTTAGCTACAGTGCCTATAAACTGCGTTCTCACCGCAATGAAGGTTTCAGGATTAAAGAAGGAAGAGGCCTCGGTAACGAAGCCTTGATAAATTTCTCAAAATTACCGTTGCAGGAGCAAAATGTACTGGTTGAAAAATGGGGTGATCCCGCTAAAACAACCAAACATCATCAATTTAAAGATTTTATCATTCCTGACGCAGAAGCGCTTAATTTTTTTAGTGGATACCGTCTTGCCGACGGTCGGTCGTTGCCTAAGGAAGTTATTTTAAATTATACCATGCACGCTTCAATATTAAATGCATGTCATACCATCACCACTAACAACAGTGCAAAACGTAAAACAATGGGTGGGGTAAAGGTTAATATGTGGGAAAAACTGGCCAATTGCGTATTAAACTTAGATAAGAAAGAATTTGCACATGCTTTACCACCAAACTACCGCCGTTTACAGGAAAAGTTTAGAAAATATAAAAAAGAGGGATATACAGCTTTAATACACAGGGGATTTTGTAATGATAACAGCAGAAAGGTAACAGTAGATGTAGAACGCTTGATTTTGAGCTTATACATTGCACAAAACAAACCTTACGTGGGCGATGTAAGCAACGATTACCTTCGTTTTCTGGCTGGTGATATCGATATTTTTGATTTCGAGACAGGTGAGATTTTTGATCGTAATCAATTCTGTGAAAACGGACAACCGATCACCTTAAGTGAAGCCACGGTTTGGAACTACATTAATGAACCAGGCAACAGGATTGTTGTGGATAAGTTCAGAAGCGATAGTCTCACGTTTAATAGTATACACCGCCCGCATCACCACAGGCATGCACCCAATTACTCTTTCAGTAAAATATCAATGGATGACCGTGATTTACCACGGAAAATGCCAAATGGTAATCGGGTTAAGGCTTATTATGCTTATGATATTACTAGTGGATGTGTAATTGGGGCAGCATATAGTCAAACTAAAGATAAAGTACTGTTTATCGATTGTATGCGCAATATGTTTCATTTTCTTGATCGAAATGGATATGGCATGCCAATGCAGGTAGAGGTAGAGCATCACCTGGTAAATACTTTCAAGGATGATTTAATGCAGGCTGGAGTAGTTTTTCCATTCGTACGCTGGTGTAACCCTGGAAACTCGCAGGAAAAATGGGCCGAAACCGGTAACAGGGTTAAAAAGTATGGTTATGAAAAACGTTACCAGGATGGTATAGGCAGATTTTATTCGCGTTTGGAAGCCAATAAAACCAAAAGTGAGAAAATATTCGATGCTCAGAACGATAACTATAAAGAGAAAAGATATTCATATCAGGTGCTTGTAGCTGATGATAAAGAAATTATTGAGAAATATAATAATGACCTGCATCCAAACCAAAAAAAATACAAGGATTTAACACGGGCGCAGGTTTTGGTAATGTATACAAACCCCGAATTGGCCCAGATAGACCGGGCGCTGTTGCTACGCTACATCGGCAATGTTGCTGCCACAAGCATCAGAAGGAGTCAGTATGTACAGGTACAATATGCCAAATACGCTTTGCCTGATCCTAAAATGATGGAGCGCCTGGCGCCTAACAATTATGAGGTTAAGGCCTACTATCTGCCAAACGAGCTCGGAGAAACCGAAAGTGTTTACCTCTATCAAAATGATTTATTTATCTGCAAATGCGATAAGATAAAGGCATACAATAGCGCAAATGCCGAATGGAACGAAGAAGATCCGCTTAGCTATTCGCAACAGGCAAGCTATGTATCCCAATTCGATAGGATGGTTAAACAAAGAAAAGCCAGTTTATCGAAACTTAAAATCATCGAAAACACCAATTACTACGCAGAAGAAGAAGTAGAAGCGGTTGCCGAAACTGCAATGCAGCCCAACAAGCTATTTGATTGGCCAGATGAATACGCTCATGAAGATTACAACCGATTAGACGCTATAAACGCATTATAAATATGATACCCGAAAACATAAAAACTAAAATTGTTGCCGCAATGGAGCTGCAGCGATCAAAATTTGCGAGTGATGCTGCACAGGCGGTGGCTTTAGGTATAAATGCCGCACAGCTTAACCGTATAAAAAAGGGAGACACACAAAATGTGCTAAGCCATGGAAAATGGATCAATATCGCCAGGAAACTTGATGTACAATTAAATGATGCACCAGCCTGGGTAACTGCAAAAACGAATGTTTTTCACTTTGTATATACCCAGCTCGAAACTTGTCAAAATAATTCCCTGTCAGGAATATTGTGCGATATGGCGGATATAGGAAAAACCTATACCGCCCGCCAATATGTTAAAGAGCATCAAAACTCGGTATATGTAGACTGTGCCCAGGTTAAAAGCAGACAGAAATTAATCCGCTATGTTGCTCAAGAATTCGGTGTAAACCACACCAGCAGATATACAGATGTATATAACGACCTGATTTATTATCTGCGCAGCATTGATAAACCCATTATTGTACTCGATGAAGCTGGCGACCTGGATTATCCTGCCTTTTTAGAGCTAAAAGCTTTATGGAATGCAACCGAACGGTTCTGTGCCTGGTATATGATGGGCGCCGAAGGCCTGGAAGCCAAAATAACCAGAAATAAAGACCTTAAAAAAGTGGGTTACACAGAAATATTCAGCCGTTTCGGCAATAAGTATCAGCAGGTGGTACCTCAGGGGAAAGAAGCCAGGGAAGATTTTATCAAACGCCAGGTGGCTATGGTGGCAAAAGTAAACGGGGCCATTGATATACAGAAAATCTATGCCAGAACAGGAGGGAGCCTCCGTCGTGTATTTACTGAAGTTCAAAAATTAAAAGCAGTATAAAATGAATTTAAAAAGAGCATTAAGCGGTGCCGAAGTAAAGACCATGAAATTTAAAACCATGGATTTTACAGGCGGATGGCTGGACTTGCTGGGCAAACCAGAGCCTGCCGGCTGCTGGTTGGTATGGGGCAACTCCTTTAACGGTAAAACACGTTTTGTACTTACCCTTTGCAAATACCTCACCGCTTTCGGAAAAGTAGCATATGATAGTTTGGAAGAGGGTTTTTGCAAAGATATGCAGGATGCATTGATCGATGTAGGTATGGAAGATGTTAAAAACAAATTTCAGTTTTTAGGTAAAGAAAGCATTCCTGATCTGGTTAACAGACTCGATAAACCCAAAAGTGCAGCCATTGTGGTGATAGATAGTTTGCAGTATTCGGATCTCAACCTAAAATCGTACAAAGAACTGCGCGCCAGGTTCCCTAAAAAGTTATTCATCATCATCAGTCATGCCGATGGTAAAGAACCTGAAGGCCGGGTGGCCAAAAAAATTAAATATGATGCAGCCAAAAAGATCAGGATCGAAGGCTATCGTGCTTTTTCGCAAGTACGCGGAAAAGGATCTGCACATTATGATATATGGCCTGCAGAGGCAGCAAGGTATTGGAACGAACTAACCTGATCAAAAATGAAAAACTTTAACCAGCACATCAAAGAGATGTCGCAGCATCTGAACCTGAGCGAGGAAGCGGTTCTTAATCTATTTCTGGATCTGGCAGACGAATTTTTAATGGATTATGCAGGTAATGCGAATGCCGCTAAAATTTGGAAGGCAACACCTGAGTTTTGGTTATGGTGGCAGCAAATGTGGCAAAACCGGGATAAGATGATTTTGAAGCGATATCCTCAACGGTTAACCGGTAAAAATACATTAAGTCTTTATTCAGTATGGCAAAGTCCGAAATATAATGTCATAAAACCAACCCAGGTGGTTTGCGAGGCCTTTATGCGTACTATAAAACAAAAGAAAATTTTACTTAAACAACTTATATAACTATGGAATTACAACAAATTGAAAAGCTGCTGAAATATTACAACAACAGCGAAATAAGGGTAACTAACGATATGCATCCGCATTTTAATGCTGTAGGAGATGTAATTGGGGGTGAAGAAACAGGCCTTAAAGTAAAACGTTTCGATACCCAGCAAATCTTTTTTGTACAGGCTGCCGATATTAAGATTACAAAGCGAAAATAAATCCTTAAAAACTAATAAAATACAATTAACCCAATAAAATAGAAAGAAAATGCAAAACACATCAATCAACATCAACGAATTAAGCACTGCTCAACTGGAAAAATTACTTGCCGATAAAAAGAAAGCTGAAAAACAGCAGCGCATGGCTGAAAAGGCTGCTTACGAAAAAGATAAAGATGGTACCATTGAAGTATTGTGGGATGAAGCTAATGAACTGGCATTGGCAACAGCCAGGTTTAAAAATAAACTGCATACCATTATGGATCTGCAGGCCGAGAAACTGAATCAATATGGTGGCATTAGAGGCAACAGCAAAGGCGGCTTTGCAATTGTACACAGCAGTGGCGCTAAAAACATTACCCGGCGTAGAGATACCGATCGTTTTTGGGATGAACGTGCAACAAAAGCTGTTGGTTTAATTAGGGATTTTTTAAGTGATACTGTTAAAAAAAGAGACGCACAACTCCATGATATTTTAATGAGTTTTCTGGAGAGAAATGTTAAAGGTGATTTAGAATACGCTAAAGTAATGGATTTACTTAAACATGAAGATAAATTTAACGACGTGCGCTGGGTAAATGGTTTACAACTAATTAAAGAAAGTTATAGCCAATCGTTTAAAGCCTTTGGTTACGAATTTAAAAAAAGAAATCAAACCGGTAAATGGGAGAGTCTGAGCCTTAATTTTTCAAGTCTTTAAACCTGGTAATGATAAATAACACAACAAAGGAAATCATACTTTCCATTTTAGTATTTGGAATCATTTTTATCATTGGTGTGCTAATGGATTATCTGAGTAGGACAAAAGCATCAAAAGATACTGAACGCATAGATGATACCTAAAAGCAAACGGCTTTAAAAACAGCATTTATAAATAACATATAATAATAAAATCACATTAAATAAATTTATACCATGGCAAAACAACAATTTAAATTACGGAATCAGGATGTTAAAACCTATTTCGACGATTTGTGCAGGAAGTACCCGGAGTGGCGCTTAGATGCACTTGAGGAAAAAACGGCACAACGTTTCTACATTAGTCCGCGTACAGTTAGGGCAATCTTAAAGGGCGAAGGCAATTACGCCCTTTAAGTGCAGTTTAAATAATCTTTAAACCGCATTAAGGCATGTATTATCGCTAAACCATCCATGCCTTTAAGCTAATTTTTAAATTTTCCTTAACATTCATCGCCTATTCTAAGGTGATTTTCTTTGTTGAGTATTTTGGAGCAGATATTTTATAAACCATTGTTGAAAAAGTGAGTTTATAGATCGAAATATCAATAACGCCTGCTTCTTCATCCTCAATTACATTTTCTTCTGCCAGCTGTTGCAGGGGTGTAAATAAGTCACCCTTTAAAAATTGCAGCCCATCTGCAATTTGATCAATCAGATCAATCTCAGCCAATCCATCACTATTTCCTGTAGTACCCAGAATATGGTCAGCAAAACCATCTCTGGTATATAATTTTACCTCAACTGTGGCAATCCCTTCTTGTCGGTGTTCAACCATAGTGGTCCATTGTATCGGTAAAATTTTAATCAAACAGGCGGTATGGTACTGGATATAATTTTCGTTGCCAGGGCCAAATTGTTTACGGTGTAAATCAACATATTCAATACCTGTTATAGCGTTAAGTTTATCTCTTACCGCTAAAAATAATTCCTTGCGTGGTGTCATAATTTTTGTCTCTTTTTAAGTTGTTTAACACAATGCCCTGTATTTACAATGGCATTGTGCTGTGCAGGTGTTTTTGCGATAAGCATAATTAATAAGTTGCCTCTATATGTAAACTGTTCTCATCAGTAAACCTCAGCTCCTTTACCTTCATCCTATCATATTCAAAATTCTGTTTGGCCTCAATCAGCATGGCCGTTGCATTCTCTCCGTTTAAGAGGTTTAAAATGCCTACCCCAAGTTCAGGGTATTGCTTGTACTCGCCTTTTTCGGCGATTAGAATGTGTTTTTGGTGCAACTCGTCTGAGAAGCCTACAAGGAAATCTCCTTGTTCCAATTCTAAGTCTGTGTTAAATATTAAGTCTTGCATGTTTTAATTATATCAGCAAATCTCTATCAATTTTAAGTCTTCATGAAAACAGGAATCAGGCATTGTAGGCACACTTTACAAGGCTTGTTAAATAAAATACAATGCCTGATACCCAATTTTTTTAGCCCCCAAAATCGTTGCAGTTTTGTCCTAACAACGGGGGATAAACACATCAACTCCCGATAAAAATCAAAGAGAAAAATGATAGACTGGATTAGTGTTGCTCAAAAACAAATAGGCGTAGAAGAATACCCAAAAGGAAGCAATGGCGGTAAACAGGTAGAAGTTTATTTAAAAGCTGTTGGTTTAGGTAAAGGTTACGCATGGTGTATGGCATTTGTGTATTGGTGCGTGCTTCAGGCATGTACGGCAAAAGGATTAAAAATGCAACTGAAACGTACCGGCGGAGTAAATGATCAGTATATCGCCTGCAAAAGTTTAGCTGTAAATACACCTCAGGCGGGCGACATATTTATCATGCTTAACCCGAACGGGACCGGACATACCGGATTTATTGAAAAGGTGCTCGGTAATGGGATTGTACAAACCATTGAAGGGAACACAAATGCCGACGGATCGAGAGAAGGATATCAGGTAGCAAGACGTACCAGGAATATAAAAACCATTAAAGCATATATCAGATTAAATGGAGCGGTTTAGGATAGTTTTTTTCGGGTTGATTGTACTTTGTTTGCAGGTGGCTTGCCGTTCCAGGCAGGTTGCCACAAACGAGGTATCAAAAACCAAAACCGTTACCCGGATACAACGCGATACCATTATAAAAACAGATCCGGACAGCAGCTTTTATAAAGCATGGATTGATTGCATTAATGGCAAACCAGTTCTTAAACCGAGCAGCGAAATAAAAAAGGCAGGTAATTACCTCCATGTTCCAAACGTAAAAATAGAAGGCAACGAGCTGAATGTAGACTGTTATGCCGTTGCACAAAACCTATTTAAAACATGGCAGCAGCAATACATTGAAGAGCGAGAAACTGCAACAATCATAAGGCCTCCGATTGAGGTTGAGAAACCTTTAACATGGTGGCAGAACTTACAGATTTATCTGGGACGAGCAGCACTTTTACTCAGTGTGGTATACCTGGTGTACCGCTTAATTAAACAAAAATTAAAAATAAATTAAATAGCGTTAAAATGAATTTACCTTCAGTAAAATTTAACATTCAAAACGGCGGTTTATTACAACAGCCAGCAACAAGCGATAAAGTTATCGGACTTATTGCAACCGGAGTAGCCGTAACCGGAACCCCGGGCCTAACACTTGATACCTCGTATCAGTTATTCAGTTTAAGCGATGCAGAAAACATCGGAATCGTAGCAGGCGGTACCAACGATTTTATCTACAAACAGTTAGAACAGTTTTATACCGAGGCTGGTCAGGGTGCCGAGTTATGGTTAATGCTGGTATCGGCAGCAACCACTTATACCGAGATGCTCGATGTAACCAAAGCACATGCTAAAAAATTACTTGCCGATGCAGGTGGCGCAATCCGTGTATTAGGTGCTGTAAAAAAATCGACTGGTAGCGAAGTTGCTGTAGAAGGTTTAGATGGCGATGTGCATACTGCAGTAGTTAAAGCACAGGCTTTGGCCGATTATTATGCAGAAAAGTATATGCCTGTACGTGTAATTATTTCTGGTAACAATTACAGCGGAACCATTGCCGATTTAAAAGACTACACTACAACTGCATTTAACAGGGTAGCTTGCCTGTTGGCCAATACCGATGCTTCTAAAGTAGCTTCAGTTGGTTTAGCATTGGGTCGCTTGGCAAAAACACCTGTACAAAGAAACCTTGGCCGTGTAGCCGATGGTGCCGTAGAAAATCTTACCGCTTACTTTACAAATGGCGAAAAGGTAGAGAGCCAGCAAGATGCCTGGGATGCCGTTTATAACAAGGGTTACATCTTTTTAAGATCATTTGTAAGTAAGAGCGGTTATTATTTCAGCGATGATTTAACCTTAACCAGCGAAACAGACGATTTTAACAGTTTAGCACGTGGTTTGGTATTGGATAAGGCCATTATTTTAGCCTACGCATCATTAGTAAATAACTTATTGGATGAGGTTGAAGTTGCAGCTTCAGGCGCAATCCATCCGGCAGTTGTAAAAAGCTGGCAAAGTCAGGTCGAAAATGCCCTAAACACCATGGTTGCCGCTGGTAACTTATCAAACGTAGAGGTTTATATCGACGAAAATCAGAACATTTTAAGCACAGGCATTATGCAGGTTGTAATCAAATTACAGCCAGTTGGATATGCGAAGCAGATTACCGTAAACATTGGTTTTACCACAACAATTAATAACTAATATGATCTTTGGAAGTAAACAATATTCGTGGAGCGATGTAAGCATCGCCATAGGCGGAAAAATTATCAACGGTGTAACAGAGGTAGAGTACACTGTGAAAAAAGAAAAAGAAGCCCTTTACGGCCGTGGTTCTGATCCACACGCTATTTTAAGTGGTAAAAACACTTACGAAGGGAAGCTGGGCATTTGGCAGAGCGAACTCGAAAGTTTGGTTCAATCTGCACCGAACCGCGATGTATTATCACTAAAATTTGATGTAGTGATTACCTACGTGCCAGAAGATGGTGGTGCTATTGTGGTTGATATTCTTAAAAACGTAGAATTTACGGAAGTAAAGAAAGCCATGAAACAGGGTGATAAAAATATGGTAGTAGAAATGCCTATCGTTTTCACAAAAATTAAAACCCAACAATAACCCCAATCATGAGTAAAGTTACAACCCAACAGATTGCCGACTGGAAAAAACAGCATACCGATGTGTACCAAATGCCTATCGATGATAAGGTATGTTATTTGAGAGCACCACTAATGGTAGACTGGAAAAGGGCATTTACAATTATGCAGAAAAGCGGCGACGTAGGTTTTGCCGAAGAGATGCTGGCCACCTGCTGGTTAGGAGGTGATGAAGAGATCAGAACAAAAGACGATTATTTTTTATCAGCGCGTAAAGAAATCGCCTCCCTGTTTAATTATTCGGAAGCAGTTGTTACTCCTGTGGAGAACAGAAGCTCTAAAATTACAATCGACGAGTTTAGTTGTGTTGTAAGGGTAATTACCAGGGAAGATTTGAAACTGGCAGATAAAAGAAATCCATCAAATAAGCCTTTTGTAACGCAAGAAGCTCTGTTTGATCTGATTTGTACCGAAAAGGACGAAGCATTTAATGATAAAAACAATGCAAGTTTAAGGTTCCCGCTTTATCAGGCCATCGAAAATTTACAAAATCAAAAAGCTGCTCAGCTAAAAAAGCTTTAACCGAGGCTGTCGTTGATCCCGACGACACCTCAGCTTACTCATTAGCTGAAATTAGTGTAAGGCTAGGTGACGCTTTTTTGAAATACTACATGCACATTCAAAGCCCTTCCTCTCTTTCTGATGAGGAATGGGCTGAAGAATTGCAAAACTTACACTACATCAGACAACAAGAAGCCGAGGCTTCAAAGCCCAAATAATAAATGAATCCAATTGAATATCTAATTAAGCTAAATGACCAGAGCAGCCCTGCTTTAAACAAAATTGCCGAAAGCGTTGGATTGGTCATCGCTCAACTCAGAACAATTAGTGTTGAGTTAAAAACGATGGTGGAAAAAACAACTTCAAGCGTTGTAAACATCTCGAGGACGACAATGACAGCTGTTGCTTTCGGAGCCCAGAACTCCATTGCTGGGGTGAGGCAAACCATAGAGAGAACTGAAGTCCGTTTTGAAAGTTTTTCAAAATCTATAAAAACAAGAGCAACAAGTTTAAGAGAATCTATGGCATCCCTTTCTCTAAAACAGGAAGATTCATCAGAGTCAAGCCCGGCAGTGTCCGCTATAAGCGAAATTGGGAAAAAAATTTTGGAGTTAACCCAGCAATATGATGGTTTCAAAAAAAACTTAAGCGAAACCTTTCAGTCTAAAGAGATTGGTGAAGGAGCCATGAATGCTATTACACAGTTCGTAACCAATTCTCCTTCTCAACTAGCAGATGTTGTGGGCGCATTTGATAACCTGGCGAAAAATGGAATTAATCCCACTTCGGCAGAGCTGATGTCGCTTGGAGATCTGGCTGCCGTTAAAGGTAAAAAGTTTGAAGATGTTGGTTCTGCATTATTAACAGCACAAAAAGGTGATTTTCAGGCCCTCAAGCAATTTGGCATTGAGGCCAGCGCATCAGGAGATAAAGTGCGCCTTTCGTTCAATGGTGTAACCAAAACGGTCGAAAATAATGGCCAAGCAATGAAAACAGCACTTGCTGAATTTGGGAATATGAATGGCGTTGCTGGTGCTATGGAAAAGGTTGGTAACTCAGTTGATGATATTAGCAATTTAAAATTTTTGTTAGAGTTTATCCCGATAATTTCAAGGGCTTTCGAAATCTTGCAAAATGTGATTCAGCCGGTGATCAATTCTGTTTGGAATTTTTTAAGAACCATGCTTGGTTTGGACGAAAGCAGCAATGGGGTTTCGGTTTTTACCGATACCCTGACCGGAGCCCTCTTCGTAGTCGACATCATATCAACAGCGATTTCGGGTTTTATTGACCTGATATCACCACTTGCTCCCGCAATTTTTATGGTGGTAGGTGCAGTTGTAGCATTAAATATAGCCATGGCGATGAATCCTATAGAATGGATTGTACTGGGGATTATTGCCCTCATTACCATCATCGGTTTAGTGATTAAATATACCGATGGCTGGGGTAAATCATGGGAAGCATTAAAAACAATATTTACACTGGTTTGGGATCAAATTGGTGCCGATTTCAATTTTGGGATTGATAATATGGTGTATGGTTTTAACATGATCTATCTACAAGCCCGAAACGTAGTAGAGCAAATCGTTGGTACTTTTTCAAATCTAGGTGAAGCCATTGGAATGGCACTTGACGGCAATTTAACTGGCGCTATGGACAAGGCCTTTCAAGGAGTTAGAACAGAAGCCGGAGCCGAGATAGAAAGGCTTAGAACAGAGCACCAAACTCAAACAGAAGCATATTACCGAGGAACCGCTCAAAGGGTACAAAAGTTTGTTGGTGCAGTAAATAACCTGGGGATTTCTTTTGACGGAGAAAACTTTTCTAAAGATATTAAAAAAGTAGCGGGTGGGCTTTCTGGGGCCGGAAAAGAAACCAGTTCTTACGACAAGTTTGCCAGAGATAATAAAGGACCAAAAGATAATGGCGGAGCTAATCCAGCAAATAAAAATGCTGTAAGCGGTATTACCGGTGGCGGTACACAAACCTCCCACATTACCATCAACCTCGCCAAAATGCAGGATCAGATCGTAATCAATACCATCAATTCAGGCGAAGGGGCTACCAAAATGCGCCAGCTGCTCGAAGAAGAATTAAACCGCCTGTTAGGCTCAATCACACTAATGCAAACTGCGTAATGACACTAAATATTAAAGAATTAACAGCGCTGGCCCATCTAAGTTATATCGCTTCGCCATACCCTGGCTTTGATAAAAAGCTTAAAATGTTCAACCTGCCCGATATCAATAACATCGGCAGCGCATTGGGTTCGCCTTATTTTATGCAGTTAAGCTTAAAAAAACAAGAAGGTGAAATCATCACCCTACCCAATGAACCACTTGTTTCGATATCGTTGCAAAAAACGATTGTAGAAACAGCAACCGTTGGCGAGGGAAGAACAGGCACGGTAAAAGAGTATATCTGTACCGAAGATTATGATATCGAGATCAAAGGTGTTTGTATCGGAGAAGATGGCAGGTATCCAACTGAAGAAGTTAAAACTGTAAAAGATCTATTTCTGGTTAACGAAGCCCTTGAAATACAGGAAAACAATTTTTTCGAGCTTTTTGGTATCAATAAAATTGTGCTTAAAAGTTTTAAACTCGACGAAATGGTTGGGCAGGAAGGGGTACAGAAATATACTATCAGTGCAGTAAGCGATATGCCTTTCTTCGCTGAATTATCAGAAAGAGGCAAATTTATTAACGAATCAGTAACAAAAGCACTAAATAATGTTCGTCTTACAGGGGTACTTTGAAATAGGGGTTTATAAATTCAGGGTGATAAACAACATCGAAATTACACGTTCGGTAGATGAAATTACCGATACCGCGGTAATTAAAATGCCGACCAAGTTTTTAATTAAAGAGGGATCTGGAAAAGCGGTATATGTAGAGGAAGCGATCAAAAAAGGCGATCCTGTTAAAATCGTTTTGGGCTATAAAGATAAGTTGGAAAGAGTAGAGTTTACCGGCTATGTAGACCGCATTAAATGCACTACACCGATTGAAATCTACTGCGAAGATGCCACCTGGTTATTAAAACGCAAAGCTGCTTCCTTTAGTGAAAGTAAAACTACTTTAAAAAAAGTGCTCGAAAGTATTGTGAGCGGTACAGCTTTAAAACTGGCCGCAAACATACCCGAAATGGCGCTAAATAAATACCTCATCAAGGATAAAAATGGCGCCCAGGCCCTGAAACAGATTAAGGACGAATTTAAGGAAATCTATAAAATTTACCTTAACGATGAAGGCGAACTGTATTGTGGCCTGCAGGAACTGAACAACATTAACCAAAAGGCCAGCTATGATCTTAACTACAACATCATAGAAAATAAGCTCGAATTTAAAAGTGGCGATGATAGAAAGGTAAAGATCATTTGCGAAGGATGCACCAGGGATAATAAAAAGATAACGGCTACGCGCGGAGATAAGGACGGAGAAGAATTTAAATTCAATAGCAAGGTGGTTACCGATCAGCAATCGATTGACAAACTGGCCGACGAATACCTGAAAATTGCAAAATATGGTGGCTACAGCGGAGACGTTACCAGTTTTTTATTACCCGTTGCCGCGCCCGCAATGGCTGTCGAAATTTTTGATAAAAAACATGCCAACCGTGAGGGGAAATACTTCATAAAAAAGGTAGTAACCACTTACGGTATGGGTGGCGCGAGACGAATAGTAAGCATTGGCAATAAATTAACCACCAACAAAAAGTAATGATTGAAGAGATCGCAAAAAAAATAAAACTGCTGGGTAAACAGGATACCGATACCACCATCATGACGGTAAAGGCAGTAGATAAAAAAGAAGGTACCTGCACCTGCGATGAGAATGGGGTTTTGCATACTGACGTCAGGTTATCGGCCATTATTGATGAGAAACTACAAAAGTATTACCTCTATCCAAAAGTGGGCAGCACTGTGTTGGTAACGCCCATCGATGCTGATTATAACATGCAGTTTATATCGGCTGTAAGTGAGCCAGAAGAATTGGTATTACAAATAGGGGAGGTGGTTTTTGAAATCAATAAAGACGGTTTTTTATTGCAGAAAAATAACGAAACACTAAAAGCCCTGATGATGGATCTGATCAAAGAAATCAAAGCCATGAAGTTTACAACCAATGCAGGCCCTACCATCGCCCTGGTAAATACACCACAGTTTTCTGCTATAGAAAACCGGTTCGAACAATTTTTAAAAGATAATTAAAATGGCTTTAAACAAAAATAGATTAAAATCTAAAATCATAGCCGCTTTTGAGGCAGAACAAACCGAACAGGAAGATTATGTAGCTAGTTTAGACCGTATAGCGGATAAACTTGCCCAGTGTATGATTGACGAAATCAAACAGTTGACCATCACCTATAACAGCGGTTTGCTTGCACCTAACGGAGCGGTATCAGGCACCTTTAACGCAACCTTAAGCTAATGGACGAATTTATTAAACAACATGTTGGCGAATTAATTACAGCAGTTATTGCCGCTTTTGGAGGTTGGTTTTTTCAACGGAATAAACAAAAGGCTGAGCTGCAGGCCAACGAAATCGATAACGCAGATAAAGTTTTAAGGTATTACAGGGAGATGGTTGATGATTTGGGGCTTCGGCTTAAAGAAGCAATAGTAGAGTTGAATAAAACAAAAGAAATGGTTAAAGAGCTCGAAGAGAAAGTGGAAGCCCTAACTGAGGAATTGAAAAAGCATAAAAAGTTAAATAATACAGATCATGACTAAAGAAGCCCTACATAATCAATCGGTTCTGGATTTTGTTCTCAATCATACTGGCAGTATTGCTGCGGCTATCGACTTCAGCTTTGATGTGGCCATTTCGATCACAGACGACCTTCAGGTTGGCAACAGTTACCCACTCAGCGGTGAACTTCTGGCAGACTCCGATATTTTAAACTACTACATCAGTAACAACTATAAACCAGCAACAGCAACCCTCATCGATACCGATTATGGAATTGGCGAAATGAGGGTTTTAAGCACTTTTATTGTAAGATAATGGCAAGAAGTATAGAACAAATTCAAAATGAAATCATTAGTGCTAAAGAAAGTAACTCCGATTTAGCCGAACTAACCAGCACCAGTAAAACAGCAGTTTGGAGACTGATAACCTTTGTTATTGCTTTTTCCATTTATGCTCTCGAAAAACTGTTTGATATTCATAAAGCAGAAACCGACGATAAAATTGCGTTACTAAAACCGCATACTGCGCGATGGTACCGCCAAAAGGCACTGGCTTTTCAATATGGTTATCCCCTGGTTACCGATTCGGATGTTTATGATAACACCAATGTTAGTGAAGAGCAGTTGACACTTAGCAAAATAGTGAAATATTCGGCTGTAACAGAGTCTAAAGAAGGTGTCGTAATTGTTAAAATCGCTACCGAAAACGGTGGCATATTAAGTCCGATCAGCGATGTGCAAAAAGAAAGCTTTAAAGCCTATATCGCCGAAATTAAAGATGCTGGGGTGAACATTAACACCATTAATTTTTTACCTGATAAACTGTATCTGAACATGAAGGTTTATTACGATCCTTTGGTTCTGGATGCCTGGGGAAACAGCATTATAAGCGGGGGTAAACCGGTAGAAGAAGCTATAAAGCAATATTTAAAAGAACTGCCATTCAATGGTGAATTAGTATTAGCTCACCTGGTAGATCGTTTGCAGGAGGTAGAAGGGGTATTGATCCCACAGATAGACAGTGCGGAAAGCAGCTGGATCAATGATGAGAATAATTCAACCACCTATGCAGCACCCGAAGCGATTGATGTAAAGAAAATACCCGTGTCGGGATATTTTGAAGTTGTAAATTTTGATCTAATAAAATATGTGGTATACGATAGATATCAATAAACTCGTCATCCTGCTTATTCCCACCTTTTTGAGGAAACCGGTATTTATTGCATGGTTACAGGCTTTGGCAACACCAATAACAACCTTGCATCAGCAATGGTACAATAAAAGACTAGATAATTTATATAAGCTGGCCCATAATGGTCAGGTATGTTACTTACGGGCTGCTTTAAATGATGCTTTTGATCCTGGGCAAAGAAGGATTAAAATTACGAATGGGAACAAATATCAGCGCAAATACATTTATACCAGCGCAGAACAAAAACAGAAATACTTAGGCTTAAGCTATTTGCTGCAGGTAGGGGATTATGCCGATACAGGCGTCGATTTTAGGGTGGTAATCCCACAAGATTTCGATCTGGTAAACAACATATACCAGTTAAAAGCAATGATAGATTTTTATAAACTGGCGGGCAAACGCTATAATATTGAAAAAGAATGAATCAAATAAATTTACAGCAAACCGGTGGTTTCCCACTCGAAACAGATACACTGGATTTTATGCAGACTGCTTACACAGCATTGCAGGCCATTGCTGCACTGGGTGGCGATAACTACATCCTATCGGGTTGTGCAACCACCGGAACTACGGTAGCAGATGGTTATATCGTAATTAACAATGAAGTATTACCTTTTAAGGGAGGTTTACTTCAGACTAATATTGTTATTCGTGAAGATAAACAAACACGCCCTTTCGAGAACGGGCAGGTTAAAGATGTGTTTTTTACCCGCTATGCCTCTTTCGGTACCGGAACAAATGCCATTGCCTGGGCAAGTCTTTCACGTTTAAAAAACCTTGCCGCGTTTAAAGATCTGCCTACACAGGTTAGCTCGGCAATTGACTTTGATACAACAGATAGTTTAGCAACTTCAAAAGCGGTAAAAACTTTAAACGATAAAATAGAAGCTCAATTTCCTGCAGGAGCCATTGTAATATGGAGTGGTGCAATTAACGCGATCCCAACAGGCTGGGCATTGTGTAATGGTCAAAATGGCACACCAAATCTGGTCGATCGCTTTGTTTATGGAGCAGGAGGATCACGTGCTGTTGGTCCTGGTATTGGTGGTTCTGAAACCCATACTTTAACCATTGAGCAAATACCACCACATCATCATCAACTCATTGGTGGAAATATCGGTCAAAGTTATACCGCTGACCGGGGTAGTGGACGAAACTCAGTAGATGCAACCAATCCTTTTACTACAGATACAGGGGGCGGTATGGCGCATAACAACATGCCCCCATTTTATGTGCTGGCTTACATCATGAAACTCCAAACCAACCAGGTTACGGGCTTAGACTAATAGTCGAAAGCTTATTGAAATATTTAGTATTTCAACTCTATAATTAACAAGATCACATAAAATGGACGAAAAAAAATTAACACCGGCGCAGGCATTTGATATTATTTATCAGGCTACTGCAGCTTTACCATTAAACCGTGCAGACAGTCGATTATTAGATTATGCTTTTAGGGTATTAGCACAATTGTTACCCAACGAAGAACAAGGCGCCTGGAAAACCGAAACACCGAAATAGATGTATTGCATCTTCTCAAAAAAATAACAATGGCAAAACAAACTTTAAATACAATAAAAAACTGGTTTAAAACCGGTTTAAAACCTACTCAGCAGCAATTTTGGGATACCTGGGATAGCTTTTGGCATAAGGACCAAGTGATCCCTGCAAGTTCTATTGAGAATCTGGATGCCCGTTTTGACGAAAAGGCCGATGAAGAAGCTTTCGAAACTCATCTTAGTGATCTCAACGCTCATAATATTGGCAATCTTTCTATACCTGCTGGTCCAATTAACACTTTAACAGGAAGTGGCACACGTGCGAACCTGTTTTACAACACTATAGATCAGGTACTTTATATCTATGATGGGGTAGCGTGGAGGCCTGCTGTAGAAGCTGATTTGACTCAGTTTTATACTAAAGAACAGGTAGATTTATTACTTTCTGGATCTGCGCCAGCCTTGACTGCGTCTAACGGTTTGACAATAAGCAATGGAGATATCAAATTGGGGGGAACATATAATGATTATATTAATATCTACAGCCCAACTTACACAAATGGTAGCTTTTCGTTAAGTAATGGATACGCTGGTATTTCAACACTGGGTACCAATAAAGATCAATACTACAATAATATTCAAGGTGAAATAAAGCTACAGGAAAATCAGGTTGTTAATAGTCAATCAGGAGAAAAAGAACTTAGTGCATATTTGAGCGTAGGTTATTCTACAGGTTATTCTCACGTTAGGGTTAGTGAAAAGGACGGTATTGTACTGCAAGACGATTTACTTAAAAAAGGTGCAGTATATGCTGAAGATTATTCAGGTAATTGGGGCGTCAATGATGAAAATGTGTTGATAACTAAAAAATACGCTGATAGCCTGATTCGTTCAACTAATGGATTTGCTCAACTTAATACAGATAATACCTTCACGGGTAGCCAACGATTAGAGAGTAATTCTGCTGAGGATACGAACAGCGCTATCAGACTTACAGAATTAACAAGTGGACGTTATTTACAATTGCAATCTGGTGATATATCTTTTGGTAATAACAGCTTTATAAACACTATTAATCAAACAGCCTTAACGGCAGATAGGACTCAGAATTTTCAGGATAAAGATGGTATAATAGCCTTATTAAGTGATGTTACTGCAGCAGGCTCTGGCTACGCCAAATTATCAGGTGGAAATCAATTTGAGGGAAATCAGGAGTACAGGGATGGTAATAAAGTTTCATATGTAAATGGGGGACTATTTTATACATTCAATCCGGCAAACCAAATGCAAGCTGCTTTTACAGAAGAAGGTTTTGGTGTAGCAAGTATGTCTAATGGTACTACAACCAATCTAAGGCTGGGATTTTTAGAAAATAATATAGCGCGTTTAGTTTTACCCATTGTTAGCGGAACGATTGGGCTTGTTGAAAAATCAATAAGAATTTCTACCGCTAGCTTTACTTTGGATATGACTAAAGATATAGAGCTGATAAATGCATCTACCGGTGATGTAGAAGTAAATTTACCTCAACTGTCTGGTAGTCTTCCTCATCAGGGAAAACAGGTCATCATAAAGAGAATTGATAATCATAACCAATCTAACTATTCGGTAATTGTTAAATCAGATCCAATGGATGTCATAGAGGGCGAGCCTACTAAAGTACTTCCGCAACAGTGGAATTATATTATTTTGGTCGCCATAGGTAATTATTGGATCGTTACCAACTATTATGCTACCCAAAGCCTTAATTAAAATCAATTATTTGATCGGTTCTACTTGTAGCAATAATACCTCAAACAATTAAATAATGGCAAAACAAACATTAAATACAATAAAAAACTGGTTCAAAACTGGTTTAAAGCCAACTCAACAGCAGTTTTGGGATACCTGGGACAGTTTTTGGCATAAAGACCAGGTAATTCCTGCCAGTTCCATCGAGAATTTAGATGCCCGTTTTGATGAAAAAGCCGATGAAGAAGCATTTCAAAGCCATTTAAGCGATAACCATGCACATAATATTGATGGTCGTTTGGCTAATAAGGCAAGTATAAATCAGTTAGAAGCGGAAGTAACTGCACGGGCAAATGGAGATAATTATTTGCAAAGTCAGGTTGATGAACTTTTTAGCAGGCCGTCGGGATCATTAGAAGTAGTAAGGGCTTTGGATAATAAAATATTAGGCGCTATTGATTTTAACGGAAATACCGGGCTAAATGTTGCTAGCCCTGAAGAGAATGGACAGGTTGCCAATAAAGAGTATGCCGATCAGAAGGAAATCAATGCTAAAAACTATGCTGATTTGGTTGCAACAGATGTTTTGAGGTATGCTGGCGATTGGGATGCAGGTACCGGACAATATCCAATATTTGGCACTGGTACAGATGGTACTGTTAGGCGTGGCGATAGTTTTGAGATTAATGTTGAAGGAATAATTGATGGCAAAGAGTACGAGGTTGGCGATCAGTTACGTGCTAAATTAAACGCCCCAGGTCAGATCTCAGCAAACTGGGGTAGCGGTCAGGTAAATAGCCAGCAGGCAACCGAAACCCGAATTGGTATTGCTAAAGTTGCTACAGAAGCTCAGGCAATTGCCAAACTAAGTGATACCGAAATGATGACACCTGCGAAAATTGGTGCAACAATCGCAGCCGAAAAGAAATGGTTTAAGTTTCAAATCGCGATGACAGGAGAAACCGAACAGGCCATTTTAATGGAATATTCTGGTCAGATCAATTCCAGTTTTCTAGGGGGCTGCAACACCTTAAAATTAAAAAATGGTGTGGATGCGCTTTACACTGATGATAATCAGGTATATCCATTTGTTTTTAATGCAGGTGATAGGGTGTTTTTTACATTCAACTATGATGATGTAATGTTTGCCAAGTGCAACGTAATACTTAAAGGGAAATACAATTAATTATGGCAACTTATAATTGGAAATACAAGGGTGGCTCATTTATAAAATATTATGATAACACTGGTCTATTTGTAGCAGATTCAGATGATGATGTTAAGCCTGATAATGTTGGTTATGTAGCGCTTTTTGGAAATGATGAAACTGGTAATGGCTCCAGAAATAAACCATGGAGAACAATCTCTAAAGGATGTTCAACTGCTATTGGAGAGATGATTATCGTAGGTTCCGGAGTTTATCGTGAAACTGTACAGGGATTTTTACCGAGAATATGTGGCGATAGCGATGTAATATTAGATGGAACTGGATTAGATTATTGTGTATCAAATAATAGTGGGGGAAATAATTGTGTAGTAATCGATGTGACAATGAAAAACGCAATTTATTATGCATCAAGAGGCCCAAGTAATTACTATAGATGTCGAGTTGAAAACACTGGGATAAGTAATTTTTATGGCACAGATAATATTTTCACTAACATAACAGTATACAATGGTAACAACGCATTATATCCTGCTCAAAGAAGCCCATCAACTAAGAACAATACTTTTGTTGATTGTAAATTTTTAAACCTATTTGACAATTTCACGAATGTTGATCCCTTTAATATTCACAGCAATATTTTTAAGCGATGCAATCTGCTTATGGATATAGGATCATGTGCAATGAAGTATTCAATTTTGCAAGAATGCAACGTTGCCTTAGCCTATGCTGGGGTTCCTAACACGCTTTATCCAACAACAGAGGCAGGTTGGTCTAAAATCGATAGTTTGCAAGATTTAAAGGATCTCTTTGCAATAGTTCACCCTTCCCTTGATATTAATGAATACTTTGAAAATTGTATCGTTGCCGATCCAAAATTTAACAATATTGAAATTGGTGATTATTCTTTAGCTTTTGATAGTCCTGCCAAAAATTTATCATATCTCGGAACTTTTGTTGGTGCCAGATCAATTGCATATCCAATTAAAGCCTCAGCAGTTGAAAATGAAGGAGATTTTGATTTCAGCAGTATTGAAAATTTAACAATTTCAGATAATAGTATAATTCTCACAAATCCTACACTAGATGCAAGCGTTGAAACAATTGTTAAGGCAAATTTGATAGGTAGAGAATTGGCAGAAGCACCAATTTTCGGTTTCAGTGCTGATAGAAACGGTCAATATATTGATAGTTTAGCTGATTTGAGTGAAATAACAGTTTCAGTTGGAACAAGTCTTAAAGATTTAACACCCTATATCGTTGAAGGGGCTTCAATTATCCTAAATGGTAATATATATCAGCCAGGAGAAAGATTTACAACAAAAGATGTATTGGACTTTTCTTCTGACGGAGGAGGTGTATGCAGAGAAATATTAGAAGCGCCTCAAAGACATACCATAATGGCCAGGTTTAGCAATGGTGGTGCTTCAAAAAGCGTTGGCGATCCCCTGGTTGTTGGATATTGGTATTACGCAATTTCCGGGACAATAAATTATAATGGTGTAGAATACTTTCAAAAATCGTTTAAAGCGATTGATATCAATAGTTTTACAACTTCAGATGGTGGAGTCTTAATTGAAGCTTTCACCAATGAAGAATATCAGCACTATGAGCCCGGTATTGCATTTTCAAGTAATAACGTAGGCAATGTGAGAACAGGACAAATTTTGCGTGGTAATGGCGATCCTGATTATATAAGGGGTACTGCATTTGAATTTCCTATCAATGCCCGTTTCATTCAGTTAAAATACATCATCAGGGTTAAAAACTTAAAACCTTAATTTATGTATAGCGTTGAAAGCGGTCAGATTATACCAAATGCGCTCTATAAAGTTATAGGCGATAAAAATGTTGTTTACGCTGATAATGAATATCGTACCGGCGAATTTTTTAGAGGCATTGATAGCTTTAAAGAATTTGTTTTTGCTGGTGATGGTGTCGGGCTTTTAACTGAAATATCAGAGATAAAGTCAGGAACTATCCTTTTTAAGCAAACTCATAGTGATCATTCTTTTCCCTTAGCGCCTACAGGAATAAATGGCATGGCAATACAATTTAAGCTTACAGAAGCTGAAAAGGTCGTGAATGAGAAAACTAAGTTGCTTGGGATGTCTATAACCTTCAAAGATTATCCTTCCCATGTATATCTCATTAACGAAACTAGGTTTTCATTCAATCCAGATTGAAAATTGCTTAAATACGGAACTAAGGTTTCATTACCCGCTTTAGGGTAGAACTACATCACTTTTAACAGGTGTAAGTGATGATCAATCAATAATAAACTACATCAAAACTATTGGCATCGCCTCAAAGAATTAAACAATGGCAAAACAAACTTTAAATACGATAAAAAACTGGTTTAAAACTGGTTTTAAACCAACACAACAACAGTTTTGGGATACCTGGGACAGTTTTTGGCATAAAGACCAGGTGATTCCTGCAAGTTCTATTGAGAATCTGGATGCCCGTTTTGAGGAAAAGGCTGATGAGGAAGCTTTCGAAGCGCATCTTAATGATCCAAATGCGCATAACATAGGTAACCTTTCTATACCTGCCGGACCAATTAATACTTTAACAGGAAGCGGCACACGTGCAAACCTTTTTTACAATACTGTTGAGCAGGTGCTTTACATCTATGATGGGGCCGCATGGAGATCAGCAACTGCTACTGATCTAACGCAGTTTTACACTAAAGAAGAAATCAATGTACTGTTAAGCGGAGACTCTGGCCCTTTGGAAGGTAAATTTATTAAAGCAAGTCCTGTTGATGCACAGTTGGCTGATATTAAAATAACAGGTAGTGGTACTTTTGGTACAACAGCTTACACACAAATACAGAATGCTTCAATTTCTTTATCAACAGGGGCTGCAGGAGGAAGTTTTAATACTACAGGATTTTCATTTGGAGGAGCGACAGGGAGCTTTGGGCTAAATCCATCCTCCCTTAATGGTAGCAATAACTCCGGTAGTTTTTCTGTCAATTCTGAATCGGTCAACTTGAACTCTTCTGGTAAATTAGTAACGTTAACTTCTTCATATTTATTTATTAATGATGGCTCAACAGGCAAAGGGTTTACTTTTACTCCAAATAAATTAATATTTAGAAATTCCGGTAATGTATCTAGCCGGATTGATATTGATGAGTCATTAACTGAATCAGTTATCTACAAACTTCCAGCAACCTCGGGAACATTAGCTTTAGAAAGTTATGTAGATGAAGTCGTCAATAAAAAAGCCATTCCGATTACAGTTTCCGGAACAGAAGAATATGTACTTCCCTGGGATGACGAGCGTAAAGTACTTTTTGGAGCCTATGGCGATTTTAGTGTTTGGTTAAATGGTAGTTTAGAACAGGTGCCGATCACATTTACTACCGGAGAAGATGGTAAACCAAACGAATACCGATTCACATTGAGCGGAATCGACGCACTGATATTGATCAAATAAAACACAGATGAAAAAATATTTAATAATTGCTTTTATTGCCCTTGGCTTTTCAGCAACAGCCCAGCAATCTCCAACAAATAAAACCCGGTCTAATAACGATTTTTCGCAGGTAGATAACTATTTAATTGGATTGAAACGCTTGGGTATTCCTACAAGTGAAACCGATAATTTAGATGCAGCTGGTTTGCCTCAGAATGCGGTTAAAATCATTTTTAACACTACACTGGGAAAGCTTAGGATTTATAATCCACTTACAGGAACTTGGGCAGATGCAACAGATTTATCTGCGTATTATACAAAATCGCAGATAGACGACGCATTCAATGGCAAATTTGATAAAACAGGTGGTGCTATAAATGGCTCAATTAATTTAAAGGGCGATATAAGCATGGGCGGAAATGACCATAACATCTTGCGTATATCTACCGAAGGTGATGGGCAGGGAGCAAATGCTTTTGTGAGTAATGGTCTTGGCGGTAGCATTAGTTTTCAAGGGTATAATTTTAATTTTAACGGGATTAATTCTTATTTAAATACTAATACATTTATTAATGGTAATCTTACTTTAGGACTGGGTGCAGGCTATGGTTATTTTGATAATTACGGATGGAATGGGACTGGCTCGGGATTAAGAATGTTAGGGAGAAACTCGGTTACTTTACAGGCAAATCCTGATGCTGACATAGAACAGCCTGGTAATACTGATGCTGTTATCGATTTAAAGGTTTTTGACGAATCTGGTCTAAAAATTTTAAGAAACAAAGATGTAAGGGTGTATAATAATATTTCTGATATTAATGGTACCCCTTTTCTAAAACAGGGTGATGCTTTGCCATTAGTCAATTCGCCAAACCTCCCAGATAGGGGTAGATTATCCCCTGTTCAGTTATTAACACGTGATAATGATGGTGGAACTATAGGTAAATTACAGTTAAGCGAGCTACTAAGATCGAGAAATGGGATTGTTGATAACGATGGATATTTAGAATTAGGTGGAGATTATACAAGCGGAATAAATTTAGGGTCAAGTGAACATGCTCGATTAGTGTTAAACAATAGTCAAGCAACAATATCACACGGGGATGCTAGCAGAGGAATCGGTCAGGCCACTATTTCTGCACAATCTAACGCAGCTACTGGCTATTTACAGTTTTTTACTGCTACAGCTCTAGGACAAAAGGGGATAGGTATTGATGGTGCTAATACTAACAACGGCATTATTGTAAATGATGCAGTTGCACAAATGGGAATGCAATATAATGACGATATTTCTTGGGCAAATGCAGGGCCTCAAACCATGATGCCTAAAAAATATGTTGACAATAATTTTATAAAAAATCTAATAGCTACCGACAACGCACAAAATGCGAGCTTTAATTTGAACGGAAATGGCTTGTTAAATGGAGATTTGAAAACAAATTCGATGCATGTCAATTCTATTGAATTGGGTACAAATGATGGTGATCTTAAAATTGCACCACAGGGAACTGATAAAATAAAAATAACCGGAAATTTAAACATTGGAACCAGTACTAATATTGCTATAGCAGAAATTACGGAGAGTTATAGTACTTTTCATGGAGCAGTAATAGCAGACAACAACACAAGCGGAGCATATAACTACTTTGAAAGTCAAGACAATACTGTTGGGAAAAGAGGTACTTATCGAAGTAATAGTTGGGGTTTTAACTCTGGAACTGGTTATTTGAACTTTGTAATTCCCGAATTTGAGGGTGGGCATAATATCACTTTTCCTGTTCCTAAGGTCAATGCTAACGTAGCTTATCAATCTGATTTGGAAGGATATTTACCGCTAACAGGCGGTACTATGAATGGTGATTTAGCAACGGTAAATGACCGATCTTTTGCTATGTACAAAACAGAAGACCAAGGAGGGGATAGAATAGTGTGGAGACAAGAATATTTAAAGTGGATTAAAGATGGTGAAACCTGGTTCGATCTTAATCAAGGTTCTTTTAGATATAATGGAAATACTGATTTCCACGGTTCTCAAAATGTTTATGGAAATCTTTGGGTTGGTACCATGCCGAATATAACAGGACAACCATACCAATTTGTAGTTAAAGATCAAACCTCCGGTAACATGTCTGTCATAAACGATAAGTTTTTATCCTTAGGTGGTGGCGTGATGGAGGGGCGAATTTCAGGTGCTAGTGATGCCGGTACTTGGTCATTCGGTAGAAACTCTGAGTCAGGAAAATTTAATTTCGATTTTAATAATAATATTATAGCTTTTAATGGCGGATTAAATTTGAGTAACTCTTTAAAGGCTGGTAATGGCATTTCTGCGGATGGTGGAGAGGGATCTGGGGGATTTAATGTTCCGATAGGAGTTTCGGGTTCACAGCCAATGTTAGGATTTAGGTCTCGAGGTTATGGAAAATCAGCAGGTATCGGATACAGTTCAGGTGGTTTAGATTTTTGGATAAAAGGTGAAAATAATACTGATCTAACAGCTACTGGAATTAGACCATTAAGAATTGCAGATAATGGTAAGGCAGAATTTTTAGATGATGTAGAACTTATTGATGCAACTAAAGGCATCATTCTTCACTCACCAAACGGAACACGCTACAGGTTAACCATTAATGATACTGGTGACTTTGTTAAAACAGCCCTATAAAAATAGTCTCCTTTAAATACCAATAACTGCGGTTGCTTGCATTCTAACCTCCAACTAAAAACCACTCCATAACAATTTCATATTACCTGAATTTAGTTCCTTTTGGTGCTGAGATTACATCTGTACGTTCCAAAATTTGAATTGAGTGTTCAAATATTGATATAATAAAAAAAAATGAAGAAATATTTAATAATTGCACTGATAAGCATTTGTCTATCAGCAGCAGCCCAACAAACACCAACAAATAAAACACGATCTAATAACGATTTTTCGCAGATAGATAACTATTTAATTGGCTTAAAGCGTTTAGGTATACCTACAAGCGAAACCGATAATTTAGATGCGGGAGGTTTACCTCAGAATACGGTAAAACTAATTTATAACACAACGTTGGGAAAGCTTAGGATTTACAATCCCTTATCATCTTCCTGGAGCGATGCTTTACCAATAGATCTAACAAATTTTGTTGATTTAAATAGTACACAGATCATCGGGGGAATAAAAACATTTAATGGACAATCTGTTGAATTTGCAAATGCAAACCCGGTAAAATTCTATAATGGAGTTAATTTCCCTTATGGTAGCGGTATTAATTTTAAGGATGCTAGTGGAGTTTATGACTTCTCGTTGAGTAGTCCGGGTATAGGGCCGCTACTATGGTTGCATGTTGGTAATGAAGTATTCAGTTTCAGTGAGGATGGAAATATTGGTTTATGGAACGGAGGAGGAAAGTTTTTAAAAGATAAGGATTTAGATGCACTCATTAATCCTAAAATAGCAAATTATTTGCCATTAGCAGGAGGGACAATTGATGGAGAATTGCATCTGCCAGATTTAGAAAATGCCATTACTGATGATTATTATGATTTAAAAGGCTTTCTTTTAGGATTTGACAATACTACCGATAAAGTTAAAAAACGTAGTGTAAACGATTTTATTTGGAATGCAAATAGTTCTTACAATTCAATCCAACAAAATGCTAGTGTTAAGGTTAGTGGAGAAATTAGAACTGAAGCTGATCTTTACGTTGCTGGAAAATCGCAAATTTCTAATATGGTTCTTTCTTATGATGGCAATCATAATATAGATTTTAGTAATAGTGGTTCAGGTGTTCTTAAAGCAGGTAATTTGGTTTTTCAAAGTGATGCATCGGGTTCTAATGTTACAAACATGGAAATAAATTCTTTTCAAAATAAAATGACTATCGGGATGCCTGCCTATTTCAATGAGAAAATTTACCCATCACTTTATAATCCTATTGATTTGACTGATAATTTAACCATTTTGGCCCGGAATGAAGAAACTGGTGAAATGGCTCAACTACCAAAAACATCTCTTTTAAGTTCCAGCGATGCAAAAATTCCTAAATTTTTTGGTGCTGATGACAGAACATTACCTGTAGGTGGCTTATATATAGACAGACCAAACATCGATAACAAATTTGGAGCTTTCTTAACTGTTGGAACTGATGGGTATACAAGAGTTTTAAATAAAAATCAAGTTGATGTTAACTCGTGGGGCGGCTTAAATACAGGTGATGCCTTTAGCTCTGTACAGAATGGTGCGATTACGGGTATTTTGGGGAAAGATATTGATGGTAGTGCTTATCTATATAATTCTCTAGCAGTAAAAAACTTTTTAGGCTTAAACTCTATAATTCCAAATGATGGTGATGTTTTACATAAAACTCTTGATGAAACAAAAAAAGGTAGTTTAATCTTATCTAACGAAAGGGATGAAAATCCTGTTTATCTGGCTGTTGTAGATTATGATACAGGTTATGGCATTAATGCAGGAAGCAATGGGGTTATGTCTTTAAGAGGCGATAAAGAAACCGACCTTTTTGGAGGGCTTACTATTCAAAATTATAACTCCAAAGGTAATGCCCCCATCTTCCTTAAGTCAGGTATTAATGGGGCTTTGATAAATTTTACTTCTGAAGATTATTATCCTGGCGAAAACAATCAATTGCAGTTTAGAAATTTTTCAGTTGGCAATGATGCAGCTGTTGTATTTAAAACAGCGGGTAATTCATTTCAATTAAATAATGATAGCTTTCAAATAACTAATTTGGAGGAAAAAACGGACGATTCTTTTGCTCCCTTATTGGCTTACAATCCATCAAATGGTCACGTAAAAAAAGTCGAAAACAATGTTTTATTAAGGCCAAATGCGGTTAACTCCAGCACTTTAGGAACTGCTACAACCATTAGGATAGTCCCGGTACAAGATGGTTCACAAGTAGGGGCAAGGCATGAAATTGGCTTTAGCTCCTGGAATACAAATGGCACAACCCAATATGGTATTGGCGGTCGGGTTACTGATGTCTCTGGTAATGAATACAACGACTTGTATTTGTACAATAACGGCGCAGAGAGGCTAATTGTTGGTTCTGATGGTAAGGTTTCTGTCCCAAATGATATTGAAATTACTGATTTAACCAAAGGCGTGATCCTGACATCTCCAAATGGTAGCAGGTTCAGAATTACGGTAAGCGATACGGGTGTTTTAACTACAACTGCTCTATAATGGAACATTTTTTAATTCTTGTGATGGGCTTGCTAGGCATCCTCATTTACAACCTCTTTAAAGCCAAAGAATACATTGCCTCCAATACATTTATATTAACAATTTTTATCAAAGAAAATCTAACCATATGGCTTTGGGCATTTTGTGTGATTGTGGTGGCCACAGCGATTCTTTACATCGAACCCAATGCAAATGCAATAATTAAAAACCTTTCGGGCTTAGATTTAGCCAATACCAAAACTGGTTGGCTTTTATTCGGAGCGGGCTTATGCGGCCTGTTCCGAAATGTTAAAAAGAAAAAAAGCACGGTTTAA